GTTACATAATAACCGTGTTACAGTTGTGGCAATGTTGCTCGCAACTCTGTGTTTGTTGGGTTGTTGGCGATTTTTACCGAGTCTTGACATAGTCTTCCGAGTAAGCATAATCTTTTGCCAGGATGGCACTAGAAACTCTATGAGAGAGAATGTCTCCAACATCGCCCTTTCTGATGAGAGCGGTGAAGGAGTCAAGTTCTAGTTGTGTAATCCGATATCGGGCAAGTAGAGAAGTGTCGGGGACGGGGAGACGTTGTACGTCAGACTGGAGATAAACCCTATGTTTGTTGTCGCGTTCAGTTTTTGCTATGAGAGCTTTATATCGACCAACCGGCTTTTTGTAGCCAGGGGAGCTTTCCATAGAGAGTTGAACGCAAGAACGACCGGAATGTTTGAAACCTAGCAGGGTCTGGTAATTTCTCATCCTAGCAGCATCTTTCAGGGTTTCCCCCAATTTGCGTGCGTAAGGTAAGTCATTGAAACAAGTGCCAGCGCCTCGTAAGAGGGGGCCCAAGTTAGTCCATGATTGCATGTAAGCGCCGCCAGATGGCGGAAACACCTTGGTGAAGGACATCTTCAAGAACTGGACATCCTCTGGGGAGGCACAGTGGTCGATAGTTATCGCATAACCGACGGCAGAAGCACATCTGGTCAGGAACTGATCGACATTTGAAGTATCCCACCGTTTTAGGTGGTAGATAATGCTACACGCAATCCCTGAGGATGCTACATTATTTAGGAGGGTGGTGAGTGAGGTGCCCGAGAACTCGATGGGGGAGGAGCACTTTGCAGTGATCCTTTCTTTTACGTTGCCCATGCCGCAAGGGTGTAGGATACTCAAGGTTGAGTCACTACATTGTCGGCAAGCACGATTAATCAAGTCATGGCTTTGTGTGTCAAGGTCGTAGAACCATGCAACGCGATCAAAAACTGGTTGGCCATTACTGGCATCGCATGAAGAAATATCAAGGTTGTACCACTTCGTCTCACCATTTAAAGTGAGTTTGCACGCCATGTCGTCAGAGAAGAATATAAAGTAGTTCTTGTCAGAGTTTTCTGCACGGGTGAATAAAGCGTCGATTTCTGACGCGCGAGTGGATTGGCAAAAGACGACTATGGAGTCATCTCCTACCTCAAATTCTTGAGAAAAGGCATACTTCAAAAGAGGAACGAGGAAACACGCAATGAGACTGCCTTCAGTGGAGAAGTCACCGATGAGGCGAGCTTTCTTCCCAACTTTGGCAAACTCGGGGATCTTAATCTTCCCGGTCACGTTTGGTGTTCCGTTTTTGTTCTCGTTGAAGAGACCATTCAGCATGTCCGCGGTGGCCACCAATTTCTTGATGGCAGCGGTCCTAAGGGCAACTTTCTGATGCGTTGGGTCCAGGGCGCACTTGATAGTTTCTAG